GGTTGTTTGGTTGTTCTTATTCCGATCAAAATCATCAATAAAGAAATGGCCTAGCTTTGTATATTCATATGATCCGTTGACCATTACCCCGAGTTCTGGTATCACTTCAATGTCTTCAGCAATGGATTCTATGATCGATGGAAAAACAATCTGTACTGAATTCATATAAGTTGAACCTATTTGAAATACTTCGCCAGAAATACTTCCAGAATCAAAAGAGAGTGAGGTAATTTCCTCACTCCCATAGGTCACATTATTGATTTTTACTTTTATAGATAGCTGCCTAGAATGGTGTAGCCATGCAGCTTTTATTGCATCACTCGTAGCTAACAAATTTACCTCACCTACCTTTCAATAAAACTCATTGTTAGCCCTTCCCACTTGGGCAATTTGTCATGCCATGAATAAGATGGAGAAGAACGATCACCAACGTAAAATGTTTTTGTAGTAATTCCGCCAACCATCGGATCTGGATATGTGACTTCAAAAAAAGGAGACATCACCGCTTGTAAAATTGGTGAAATCTCCGTATCTGATAACGCACCCCATTCGAGATCCGCTTTTCTTTTTGTAGTGATATAATCACGAACCATATCACCGTTAGCGTTTCGTCCTGATTCTCCATCGACTGCTTGAATACCAACAGTAAACTTTTTAGGAGTCTTGATCGTGACTCCATTTATTCTTAAATATCCAGCCATCAAATCAATCCCCCTAAATGTTTAGCTCGGTATAACCGAGTTGTTGATGGTATTTATTTATTTCTTTTACAGCGATACGACCAAATTCTTTACCGCCGATATTGATAATAATATCGCCATTAGCAGCTTGTGTCGGTGTTGCACCCATAGCAGAAATTGCATTCATCAATGTAGTTACCATTGAAGTTGTGAAGTCTTTCATTCCGCCACCATCATAGTTCATTTGGTTGTTGTTGCTAAACGTACTATTTGATGGCGTGAACGTTGGCGTTTGGAACATCTCTGGCAACACAAGATTTGAATTGAACATATCCATGCCAAGGTACTCAACTGCTTGTTGAATTAATTCAGCAGCACGTTGTGGTCTTTCTAATGGAATGACCATTTCTTTCTTATTGCCTTCTCCCATGCGGTATAAGCCGTCTTGTGTAACTAGTCCACCATTCTCATACCCTACACCTCGGTAAGCTGACGCAAGCGATCCGTAGCGACTAAGTGCATATCTCATTGACGCAAGGATGTTAGACATTGGATCCCAAATGTTCTTGTTGTAAGGACTTCTTGCATAGGATCTAAATGTTGGATCAATGACTTGCATCAATCCTTTAGATGGCGTACCATTCTTAGCGTTGATATCCCAGTTGTTGATAGCATTAGGATTACCATTTGATTCAGTTTTCATTTGGTAAAGCGTGCGGTTTGCGTTGGCCAATGAGTAAATCCCTAGCTTATTCAATGCGCTATTGACAGTTGAACGCCATCTTTCAACACCAGACCCTTGGTTAACGATTGATGCTGCCCCGCCAACAGAACCAAAGTTAGCATTTGAATCAGAAATATCATTGGCTCCCAAAGATCCGTTAATGTGCAAGTGATCGTAATGGTCGTTTGCTGGCCATTTAACCCAACTACCGCTTGAGCCAGTACCGGACATGCCTTTTCTGTCGCGAACTTTACCTTGAGTGATTACGTAAGCAACTTTTGAAGCAAAATTATCAAACACCCAATTTGCAGGTGCCATATATTTAGATGATCCATTCGCACTTGCTGGGTAAGCAATATCGATTGCTTGATGTTTACCGTGAGAATGCGGGTCGCCTTCACGATAACCAGATGTGATTCGCATGCCAGGATATTTATCGATTGCTTTTTGAGCGATTTGGTAGAGGTATTTATAAACACCCCAACCACCCATGGAACCGTCAAATGTGCCAGAAGATGATTCTTGTTGCGCTTTATAACCAATATCAAATTTAGACTTAACCCAACTGTATGCGCCATCTGCTATTGTTCCTACCGCTCCTTTTGCGATTGATAAAGCAGGTTCGACAGCACTTGTTAAATCAACAAATTTTGTGACAGCAGCACTAAGTAGTTTTTTAGGATTCGATGCGTATGACCAAATATCAGATGCAATTTCTTTAGCACCATTTAGCCAATTGCCAACACCGCCTGCATAAGCTGGCACACCATACATTGCTGCAGTTTTTGGGCCACTTAATACAGAAGTTCCTTTTGGTAAGTTAACCATTAGATTTCTTTGTGCTGGGAATATGCCTGTGCGGCCGTCTGGTGTGCGGTATGCTTCTTGATAGTTAGATCCTAATCCATCGTTGACCAAAGCCATGCCGCCCGGGTGGTATCCAGTACCTTTGGCATAATTTGGATACTTAGGTACAGTCCAAGTTTTCATAGCTTCAGCTGCCGAGCTTGCGCCAACTTTATTAAGAACCCATTTTATTCCCTTAATTACACCGTTAACTCCCCCTCCAATAACACCAACAATTCCATCAAAAATTTTCCCTGCTCCTTCTTTAACAGACTTAACACCATCTCCCAATCCTTTACCGATTTTTTCACCAAGTCCTGTAGCCCACCCAGTGATTTTATCGAAAGCTTCAGAAGCATTTTTCTTCATTGTTTCAAATGATCCGCCCATGCTTGTTTTAAGATTAGAAAATGCGGTGCTGGCTTTAGTTTTCGCGTTTGATGCAGAAGTAGTTACCTTGCCGTATATTTCATCCCATTTTTCAACCGTATTTTTCTTCACTTCACCCCAGCGATTTGCTACATTAGTCTTTAGTTCGCTAATTCTGGTTGATGCGTTCTCTTTGGCTGTTTTAGCTTTATCCGAGACTTTACTCGAAAAATTATCCCATGTTTCCTTAGTGCTTTTCTTAATATCACTCCAACGGTTGCTAACGGAAGTCCAAATGTCAGAAGCTTTATCGGATACTGTCTTTTTAGCAGAGCCCCAAGTATCCGATGTCCACTTCGTTACGTTGCTCCATGTATCAGATACTGTCTTCTTGATTTTCCCAAACTTCTCGCCGATCGTGTCACTGAGTTCGCCGATTGCTTTTTTAGGGTTCTTAACAGCATCCGCAACTTTTCCTAGGATATCTGCCAGTAATTCTAAGCCTTTGGTAAGTAGTTCCAATTGGCCCAAAATAAGAAATTTAGCTACTTTTGATAACGGAACAATAACCGTATCCCAGAACCATTTGAATACTGGTTTGAGTATTTCAATCACTTGGTTCAGCACATCTAGAGCAGCTGATAGATAATCAAAATACTTAGGTACATAATCTTCGATAGTGAAACTTGCTAATGGTAACAAAACGTTCTTATAGATCCATTCAAGTCCATCACCAACGTTTTTAATGATTGGCCGTATTGATTTGAATAGTCTATCGATTGCTTCAAGCAATGGTGTGAAATCAAGTTGTTTTGCCCAGTTTTCTGTAGCCTTAGTCATGTCGTTGATATTACCCAGTAAATCATCAATTACATCAAGGATAGTGCCGAAAATAGATTCGCCGACTTTACCCTCTTTCCAAGCTTTCTTCAACTGTTCAGCTATGTTACCGATCGTATTGAAGATGTTTGTATAAATTTCAAGAATGTTCGCCGCTATACTTTCGCCACGCCCATCATTCCAAGCATTACGGAAAGCAACAGCTATCTCATGGATTAACTCTAAAATTTTATTGAACATATCAAAGAACGATTGAATTAATCGCGTACCTCGACCGTTGTCCTCCCATGCACGTTTGAATGCACCAGCTATATCACCAATGATCCCCAATACGTCAGCTAAAAGGATAAGGATATTTTCGATAAACCTCTGACCAGTTCCATTCGTCCACACTTCCATAAATGACTTACCAATCGCTGAAGCAAGACCAATCACCTCGCCTAGTGCATATTTCCAAGCGTCAATAACTTTCTGACCTTGGTTTTTCCATGCATCTTGGAAAGGTTTGAAGAAATCCTTCAATATGTTTTGAATGTCTTTCATCCATTTAGGTGTGGTGTATGATCCTAAAGCAGAACCGAAATCAACCCCTGGGGTAGATGAATCTGAATCTTTGTCTGAATCATCGTCAGTGCTCATAGTAAGTTTGTTGATTTGGTCAAATCCCATTAAGGATCGTTGTAGTTTTTTAACTTTCTCATTTGCTTTACTTGCTGATGAACCAGTTTCATTCATCGCTTGTACATTATCATAAAGACCGCTAGCGCCTTGCTTAGCAGCTTCATAGGTTGTGCCGAATAACATGGCAATAAACGATGCTAACTGCCCTGTCAGTTGCGCTACAGTACTCATAAGAGCATTTAGCGCTGGCAATATTGCGGTATAAATTGGATAGAAAGCAGTAAGCAGATTGACCTTGATTTGATTCAACGAATTACTGAATTGATCATTTGTTTTC